TAGCATCTGTCTATATCGCCCAGATACATACCGATTTGGCATTGCGCCCAGTAGACAGGCTTGCTCTTCTGGCACCCTAAGTTCTTCAGCGCCTTAAAGTTCTTCTCGTTCATCGTCTTGAACTCTAAAGTGTGTGGCTTCTTGCTTTCGGCAAATCCTTCACCAACGCCGTCAAGGCTCAATGCAAAGTGACCTCCGCATCCCTCGAACCTAATCTGCTTGCCTGTGTCTGGATCGCGGTCCCAGACCGTAACGCCAACCGCACGTAAGTTAGCCACGATCCGATCCTCTTCGCGGTCGCCCGTTTCAAATAAACGCAACATACGTCCATCAAAAGTGGGCGACCAAGCATGTCGAAACTGATACCAGAGTGCGCGGCTACACTCATTTCCAATCTGTGACCCACCAAGATGCGGCCTGTGTTCGTTTTTTCGTTTGACCTTGTAATGGTCATAAACCGCATCAATGGTTTTGGTGTTGGAATATATATCAAGTTTCATGCGGTTCTCCGTTATGTGCTTTGTGCGAATATATCTCGAACCAAGTTTTTCATTTTCTTTGTGCGGAAAAACCCCAAATGCTCTGGGTGGCAAACCATGTATAATCTTGTGAACAAAGCAATGTAGTCGTTTCGTATTTTAAAATCATCGCCTATCGTCACAACCGTAGTCTCCCAGCGAACCCTGTTTACAATGAACCAACCACTTAAACGCTGGTGTCCATTCCTTAATGCTTCGCTGGTAAACCGCTCAAATAAACGAAAGAAATCTGGGTTCTTTTTATGCCAGATTAACCAATCTCGCCCCAGCTTGCTTTCCTTCATAATTTCATAAAAATCTTCTTCTGTGTGTGTTACTTCGTCAGTCATTTTTTCCTCCTAAAAATGTAAAATGGGGCGCATCACACGCCCCATCCTTTAATATAACTACTTCTTCCAAGGTGGTGTGCTTACTCCAGAAGATGCCGTGGCAGCTACTGGCGCAGACATCGCCGTTACGTTCCCAGAGGCCGCGTCATAGCCTTTGATCTCGTTAGACGCTCCGTATTCGCCCTGTGCAGGTTTAACCGCCAGCTTAATCATAAGAGGCTTGTCCATTAGCTCTTCGCTGTTCTGCGGGTTGTTTACCCCTACTGCGCGGCAGATACTTGAGAGGCTGCGCTGGGCAATCTCAATTGCAACTGGATTAGGGTTCTTTAAATTAAGACGCTCAAATACCCTGCGGCCCTGATAGTTACCTTCAATGATTTCCATATTAAGCTCAAGGTATGACCCCGTCTGAGCCTTGGTTGGCTTCTCTTCTGTGGCAGTAATCACAGCCTTGTACCAATCCGCTGGGAGTGGTTCGTAAGTTGCTGCTGGTTCAATTTCCAGCGCGTTAAATCCATTCAAGTCCATTTGAGTTTCTCCTACTCTGTTAAATATTTAGAAAAAGGGTTGCCGCCTTCAAAGGTGAAGGGCAGCGGTTCAGTGATGTTAAACCTATTTTTGGTAACTGAGGATGCTTGTGGGAAGCATATGATCTCACGTTCACCTGTGCTTATTGCGCGTTTCTTATCTCCATCGCTACCGCGCACAAAAGTCTTGAGCCTGATTAAACCTACGAGGTCGCAATTATCAGTAAAATGAGGAAGCGACTTCTTATGGATGCGAACCGTGTATCTTTGAAACGCATCCATGTCTGGTAGGTCCATAGTCTCAGTATCGGCGTGGCCAATAAAAACCACGTTCATATTTGATTGGTAAGCCAGTGACCCCGCAAATTCTCGCACCATGCGATGCCGTTCTGCGGCAGTTCCGTATCCCGCTCCATACCCGCCACCAGCTTGATTAATGCTTTTGGCTTTAGGGTCAGCGGCTACTATCTCCGATTCGATCAGCGTAGCCAGCTGAGTTATCGAATCTATAACGAGAGTCTTAAAGTCGTGCTTCTCAGTTCCTAGAGCCTCTATGGCGTCCAGAACATCTTGGCTTGAAGTTGCCAGCGGAAATAAGCTGACGTTTTCGTTACCAGCCAAAGAGGCTGTTCCGTCTTCAGTTCTTATGAATACAGGATTAGGGAACATGGCAGCCAGAGTTGTTTTCCCCATTCCGCCCTCTCCAAATAAGGTGCAGATTATGGGTCTCTGCCCTTCTGGCTTCGACAGTGATTTTAAATTTATAGACATCTGTATTCCCTATTCTCCCATTTATCTTTGAATATGAGTGCGAACACTTCATCCAAAATTTCATCAATATTACGCATTATATAAACTCCAAATCTGGGTGGTCGCGCCACCATTTCAATTTACGTTCCAGACGTATTTGGTCTGGGCTTTGCTTAGTGCCGTTCATAAAGGTGACACCGTTAAACGCCTTAATAAGCATCTCAAGTTCGACATCATTAAGGGTCATAATAATGCCTCCACTTTAACGCCAATTTTACCCGGCTTAGTTTCAAAAGCCTTGGCAATCTTTGCCCACATCCGATGCTCTTTTTCAGCAAGGTAACGGCAACCAACTGAGTCAACTGTCAGTGCCATCTTAACTGGGTGCATACTCTCAGGGATTTTGTCTTTTACCTTGTCCCAGATAATCGAATCAATCTTACGCGACACAGGCTGTGTCAGTGTAACTTTGTGATTTTCTAATTTGTGGGAAACTGAGCCTTCACCCTTGGCATCTAGTGCCTCTGTGATTTGCTCTTCTACCGCGTGACGCTGTTCGGTAATCTTTTTTTCTTGCGCCTTTAGCTCCAGCCATTCGGAGGCTAACCCGTCAATATTGCTCATCGCAATCTCCTATATTTCTTTTTCACTCATTTTCTACAATTTGAGGTTTACAGAAACTTTTGCACTCTGTAAAGATATATTTACACATTTTAAAAAAAAGGACTCAAAATGCAGGAATTACTACCAATAGACGATATCCGCGCAGCGTTGCAGGACCGTCGACTAACAGTGGTCGCAGAGAAGTGTGGCCTCTCACATCCAACAGTAAAAGGAATCGCTACTGGCAATGAGCAGATCAGCTTAACCACTTGGAAAAAACTTAGCGAATATTTAAGCGAGGCCAAATGAGCTTCCCAATTGAAGACTACTGTTCGAAGTTAGGATGGTTCTTGGTTACGATACCCGCAGGCTCAAAAGGTCCGCAAAGATTTGGGTGGCAGCAACCAGAAAAAGCACTCTCTGATCCCGATGCAGCGCGTCTATATTACGAGAAAAATCCAACACATAATGTCGGATTATTACATGGCGCATCTGGAACTTGCGCGGTGGACATAGACCATGTCGAAAATACCAAACTAATATTTGAAGAACTGGGTATTAATTTCAGCGATCTAATGTCATCAGCGCCACAAATCATTGGACGCGAAAATCGTGGTAAGCTGATCTTTAAAGCGCCACCTGATTTAATCACGCACAAGATATCGTGGCCAGTCCAAGACGATCCAAGAAAGACCGAAGTGGTCTTCGAGCTTCGAGCTGGTTCGGTTCAAGATGTTCTGCCGCCATCTATCCATCCAGACACTGGCCGTCCCTACGAGTGGGCAGGCAGATCGATCTTCGATGGCTTGCCAGAGCTACCGCCACAGCTATTAACCCTGTGGAACGAGTGGGACACCTTCAGACCTCAGATGGCAAGCATGTGTCCTTGGATAAAAAAGGAAGAATTTCAGCCGACCCGCAAGCCACGGCCAAAAGGTGACAGCACCTCAGTCATCGATGCCTTTAATGAAACGCACGACATGCACAGCCTACTGGTTCAGTATGGATACAAGCCAACGTCCCGAAACAGATACCTGTCTCCAAATAGCACGTCAGGTTTAGCTGGCGTAAAACTGTTTGATGATGGCAGGGCATACTCGCACCACGCATCTGACCCGTTTGATTCAGCCCACACCTTTGATGCCTTCGAGCTGTGGATGCAGTTTGAGCATATGGGCAACGTACAAAAAGCAGTCAAAGACGCAGCCCAGATGCTAAACGTCACCCAAGACCCAAACCACGAATATGATCGTGAGGCCATCGAACACGGCGCAAAGGTTGCCGCCAGTATATTATCCAAGCCACGGCAGGCAGACCTTCCACTTAGCACAGTGCCAGAGCATCTACTGTCGGTCCCCGGTGTTCTTCAAGATTGTGTCAATCACTACACAGTCACAGCTATCAAGCCGCAACCCCAGTTCGCTGTTCAATGCGCCCTCGCATTTGGATCGGTAGCAATGGGACGCCGCTGGGTTACAGACCAACGAAACTTCACCAGCTTATACTTTTTAAACATAGGCGAGACTGGATCGGGCAAGGAGCATACAAAGACAGTTCTGGAAGAGCTACTGGAAGAGGCTGGTCTTGAGGAGCTTATTGGACCCGCAGGATACACCTCCAGCGCAGGCGTTTTATCAGCACTAACAAATAAACCCACGCACGTTAGCGTAATTGATGAGCTTGGCCGTCAGCTAAAAGCCGCAGCAGCAAAAGGAAATCAGCATAAGCAAGATTCCATCACTAGTATCATGGAAGTCTTTGGACGTACCGATGGCACACTTCGCCAAGCTGGATACGCTACCAACACAATGAAGTCATCCGAAGCAGCCAAGCTGGAGAGCGTTGTAAAGCGTCCTTCCCTGACACTTGTAGGCATGTCGACGCCTAGCGAATTTATGCAGGCTATCGGTGGTGGCGATGTGGCAAGCGGATTGCTCAACCGTTTTATAATCGTAAAATCAGAAATCGGCGTCCAGATGTCACAAAAGAAAAGAAGGTCAGCAATTAGTGTTCGACTATCTAACTGGGCAAAAGAACACGCATCCGCACAGATAGGCGACCTAGACGCTGGGAATATCCACGACATGCCTCCACATCCGATAGAGGTGCCGTTTACCAGAGAGGCCGAAGACATACTGCGCCAGTACGAGGAGCGGTTGGTAGCGGCGATCAAAAAAGAAACAGGCACAGGATTAGAGGCCATGTACAATCGTAGCCGCGAAGTGGCTATGCGCTTGAGCCTAATAGTTGCAAGGTCTTTAGGGCAGGACGAAATATCTAGGGATGCAATGGAATGGAGCATAGATTACGTTAATCACTACGCCAAGCAAACCATCGAAATGTTTAGAAGCAATATGGCAGAGGGTCCATTTGAGGCGACCTGCAAAGCTGTTTATGTAAAGATAGAGAAGTCAGGTCTGGCTGGATTAACAGAACGAGACTTGTCCCGCAGCGTATCGGCATTTGCAAATTTAGACAGGCGCAAACGTGCTGATGTATTAGACGCATTACAAAACGACAGGGGCATAGAGTGCCGCGATCAAAACCAAGGTGCTAGAGGCCGACCACGGTTTGCATACTTTGCACCACCAATTAACTAGGGAGAACACCAATGAATAAATATACACGCAGCGAGATACTAGATACCGCGAAACAATATGTAACAAAAGACAGAGCCAATGATCACGGAGATATGGAATCAAATCTGACTACCATAGCAGAATATTGGAGTTTGCATTTGGAAACCAATGTTATGCCCTCTGATGTAGCGGTCATGATGACGCTTCTTAAAATGGCTCGTATAAAATTAAACCCTAAACATTCGGATAATTGGGTGGATGGATGTGGCTACCTCAGTCTGGGTGGTGAGCTTGGTGCACAAAAACCAAAGGGGAAACCAATTCCACCATATGAGGGGGGCAACACATGAGGTCATTACAATTGCCGCAAGTCAGCCTAAAGTCATCACTCAACCCCAACCTAAAGATGGCGCTGACCCAGTCAAACAATAATAGGATAAAGAAAAAAGTCTCCCTGCCAATCACACCTTGGGAGAAAGACTTCTACGAGAAGCCAAAAAGAAAGTTAAATTTATGGTAAAGCATTTAGTAAAGTGGACACTTTTATTCCTCTACATTTTAATGGGTGTAACTATAGCGGCGCAGTTCTTTTGATAGCCGCAGCCGCATGTCTATCTCTGGCCCTCTATCATGAGGCCAGAGGTGAACCGCTTCAAGGGCAGTTAATGGCCGCTAGAGTTATTGTGAACCGTATGAAGTCACCCCGATGGCCATCGTCTATGTGCGGCGTCATCACCCAAGACCGACAGTTTTCGTTCTATCGCAAGAACAACACGCCGAAACCACGGGACGAAGTGGCTTGGGCAAAGGCACAGAAGTTAGCCACCGATATAATAAACGATCCCAATATTCTGCCTTACAGCACTGCCGACCACTACCACACAGTCGACGTTCACCCAGTGTGGCGCAGGAAGCTCCACAGAGTGGCACGAATAGGTCGCCACGTCTTCTGGTCGTATGACCACCCGACAGCCGTGAAGACTAGCTTTAGACCCAAAACTAGACCCAGAAACCTGCTAGACCCCACCTGAGTAGTGTGATCTACAGTTCCAGTGGGTGGTGAATTTTAACAGTTCTTGCCACGGGGTTCGGTTTGTTTTTGTTCGTGCGCTACCAAATGTGCCAACACGAAATATCGCAGCCACCCACACGAAACCCTGCCCGTAAAACGGTGGGGTTTTTCTTTTTAAAAAAAAATTAAAAAAAAAGGGAATCTTTTGGGGGGTTCATCCGTCTACATAGTATGCAGCTTAGAAAGGGCATATAAAAATGGTAAACCCAATTGTAGAGACTATTTGCGAAACAGCTAACATCAAGGTTGAAGTATGGGACGTAAACGGCACCAGCCACTGGAAGTTAACAAATCCCAGCACAGGGCATGAGAAGGTAATTGTGGGGGCATACGAGTTTGCTGACCTCCTACTAGGCACAACCTACGGTGTGCCGACACACGGCGCTAAATAGCGGCAGACACCGACCCTCACAGAGAAATCTGTGGGGGTTTTTATTTATGGCAGTCTTTATGGCAGTATTTATGGCATGCCCAAAAACGGCATTTTATGTAACAATCCCAAGAGGTTAGCTATATTTGGCATATTTGGCATTATGGCTGTAGTAATTAGGTATTTTCACACCCTGATATCCACCCCCTATATTGGGGGTAGAGAGGGGGGTATGACGTAATGACATATATATAATAATAATAATAATAATATATATATATACTATATAAACAAAGGTTATCAGGTAGGTTGATTTATGGCAGATTGCATACCTGCCATATATGTGCCGTTAATGCCATTAATCCTTTCAGCTATTTATATTTGCAAGGCCGTGGTATTAAATCGTCAACACCCGTTAATAGCTTTCTATTTTAGGGACAGGATCAGAAAGGATTACAGCATGGCCAAGGTCTATATCGTAACTCGACCAACAGAAAATAAATTCGGATGGACGCCAGATTTATCGGATGCCGCCAGATACGGAACATTGTGTGTTTTGTACGAGCCTGATGAACGACCACAGTTTCATCCAAACAAAGCCATAAAAATTGCACGGGAAATTATGCAGGACTTTAGCCCAGAAGATTTCCTACTGTGGCCCGGTGGCAGTGATCCCATAGGTGTGATGATTGCATGTATGGTTGCTAGTGAATTTAGCTCAGAGGTTAATGTACTGCGATGGGAGCGCAATTTTAATAACGGCGAGAGAGATCGCAGCAAGGGATTCTACATGCCAGTTAAATTAGACCTATCGTAATTTTATTTCTTTACTCCCTATGCTACATACTATATCTTGTATCTATAGAGAGAATCAGAAGGAATTTTAAAATGACATATTACGGATACGAAATTCACGATGAGCGCGAAGTTGGCGGTAAATACGAAGTTTCAATTAGCGGATGGATTTACGAATTTAACACGCCGCAAGAAGCTAAAATCTTTATTAAAGAAAACAAGTAACCAGCAGGGGGCTTCGGCCCCCAGCCATTTAGAAAGGGAATATCGAATGACACGCTACGAAGTTAAAACCCCGCACAAATCTTTCGCTGGCTGCGAAGGCACAATCGAAGAAGCCAAGTCTTACATCGCTGCAATCAAAAAAGCTGGTGTCGAAGTACTGGAAGTCAACTACTTCGATAACGAAGAGCGCGTAGCAAACATTCGCGCTGGAAAATTTTAATTAAAAAAAATGGGAATGTTTTCGACGGTTCATACGTCTACCTAATATAAACTTAGAAAGGGACTACCAAATGGAAAACTATAAAATGCCAACCAATAATCTTGAAGCATTTACGCTGGCACTTCGCATGGCCGTAGAAGCGCCAAACGATGAGCTGTCAAATAAAGCAACCGTAATGGCCGAAATGCTGGCAACCCGCCTGACCACTGAACAGGTCAATAAAGTTAAGGCAACTCTCGAAGCAGAGGCAGCTTAACATCTTGGGATTAAAGGATAATAAAATTATTATGTGAGTTTACTCTCTATGCTACATACCATATGATGTATCTATAAAGAGAATCAGAAAGGAATACGAAATGAAAACCGCATATATGAGTGAATGGGAAATCCAACAGATGGCAGAGGCAGCTTTGATTTCTTTTGAGGGATCATCATCTTGGAGCAGAGCATTCGATGCCACCGTTGAGTTTGCAGCTGATGAATGGGAAATCAAAGCTACCAAAGCTCAAGCTGCTACTGCCGTAGCTATCGCCAAGACAGGCTGGCAGGGAATTAAACAAAGCGTCCAGAAAATTATTTATCGTGAGGCAGTGTAATGACCCGCAACCAAATCATAAAAAAAATCGGCAACCCTCACCTGAACTTATACACTGGTGAAGGTTACTTCTATTTTATTTACGATACTGGAAATATCAAAGACTATGCTGACCACAGTGTCTATTCTTACCGACTAAATCATATGTCCCTAGACCAGTGGGTTGATGAGGGTAATGGTTTTCTAAAGGAGGCGGGAGCATGAACCTCACATTAACAATAGAAAAGACTGATGTGAA